CTCTAAGTAGAACACCGGGCATTTTTTATTCATCACTCTGAACCAACTGCCAAATATATGCCGTTACGCTCATCCCTTTCGCCGCCGCTTTTTCTTTTATTTTGTCTTTACTTCCGGCAGGTAAACGAATAATAATCTGATCGTATTTGGCTTTATTGTAAGCGTCCTTGTACGCTTGCTGGTCGAATTTAGCTTTAGCCATCCCGTTTCTCCTTTTTCTTTGCCCTGCAAGCTCGGATTCGCAAGGCGTTGACACTTGGATACTCTGCGCCCTGCATCCCTCGGTCATACGGAGTATAGCTCAGGACGGCATTCCGAGTTATCCCGAGAGATTCGGCGATTTCATCAATGCTCTTCCCGTCCTCCCTCATCTTTGCGATTTTCAGCGAAAGCGGGCTGGACCACGCACCGGCAGTGATCAAAATTTTTCTGGTCTTCTGCTCGCTGATCTTGAGCCTCCGTGCGATTCCGGCCACGCTCAATCCCTGCTCGTTCAGACGGAGGGCCGACGTTACAAGTGCATCCATATCCGTTTCCCTTTCCAAAAGCCCGTCAAGCCGATAGCGCAGCCACATCGTTTATTTGTTCATCATATCCATCACGGCGTTGTAATGCTTTTCGTATTCTTCGCCAACAGCAAGCTCTTTTTCGACTTTTGCTTTCTGATAGGCCCGCTCTTCGCCGTAGATCTCGTTCTCGATCCCGTCCGGGATCTCGATGAACGACTTCTGCTTTTTGCCATTGACCATCGCATACACGCCGAATGCGTAATGCACGTTCTCCGGCCAACGACCGATCTGCTGCTTGTAGGCACCCGCCTTCATTTCACGACCGTTCACGAGCAGGGAATTGATGGTGTACTGCCACTTATGGCAAGGGACCGTAACCTCGTTGCCATCATTCCAGAGGGTTTCTTCGGTGATGACCTTCACGTCAATGTCAAGATCAATCTTTGCGCCACGAGCAGTAGTCCAAGAATACTTCATTTTTACTTGCCTCCGTTTGTTTTATGAGGGTGTCCTTCCGACGCCATCATTATAACACATCTGCTATCAGATGTAAATAGTCTAATTAAAAAAATCCAAAATTTACGAATAAATGTTTTTTGAGGACGAATATCCGCATAAGAAAACCACCTGCGTTCTTTGTCAGCGTACACAGGTGGTTTTGTTTCTTGTGTCAGTGTGATTCGAGGTAGTTGTAGGCCATCCGGCTGACCCCGGCTTCCGTGTAACACTTTCCGAGTGCTCCGGCAACTTCTGCCCACGAGTAGCAGCGGACAAATCGCAGCCGGAAGATCAGATAAAGCCGGGCATCCATGATGCTCTTGCAGTACGCCTCGACCTTGGGCTTTTCTTCCGCTGCCTGTTCCTCCAACCAGCGGACACGTTCATCCATGTCAGCCAGTTCCACAGCCAGATCCGCCACCTTGTCCCGAACACCGGGCGTATGTGGCATACCCGTCAACTGTGGGGAGGCAGGATTGATTTTCTGCCGAAGATTCTCCAAGGCTTCACGGTCTTTTTCGAGGGTCATCTGAATGTCATAATACTTGGACAATTCCTGTAATGTCACAACCTACCTCCGTCATAATTCAGCTACCGTCTTTCGGCGGCGCCTCTATTATTTTATCACATTTCGCTGTCGGAAGGTAGACCGGAAGTCCACAAATTATGTGGTCTGCACCAATTTTGCACAGGCCGGGCACAGTATAGGTCTGGCCCTGGGCATCGGTGCGCTGGATGGCCGGGTTAAGGGGTATGTAGTTCTCACAGGATAAGCAACTCATTTCTTCCCGCCCTCATCGCCATCATGATAGCTAACGCCGAATAATGCCGGAATCAAAAAGAACCAAAGCGCTCTCAGATTTCCGGTGACGTTGATTGCGGTTGACACCGCCAACCCCACTGAAATCCACTCCGCTGCATAGATAAGTGCAACCCATTTCATTTCGGCACCTCCTGTCTGCCGTTGCCAAAACTCCGGGCAAATACCGCCCGTTGGATAAAGTCCACATCCTCTGCAATAGACCGTACCGATGAATTATCAGAGCGGATTTCAAAGGAACGGAGAATGAAGTGCTTCAAAGTGTCCAGACTGTAACCTGCGATT